TTACATGATACCCACTTAAATATGCAGCTAAAACACAAGCATCATTATGGTCAAGATTTTTTTGTTTGAAGCCAAAAGTATGTCTATCTTTTATTTTAGAGGATTCTCCTTTATCCCAACCATCATATACTATAGCAGATGCTAAATAAGTATCTCTTTGAATAGAACTCATTTTTATTACATTTTCAACCCAACTATCCCTTTTTGAAAAATTTTCTAATATGATATCTTCTACAGTATTTAATTTTGCACAGCAAACTATTCTACTTGATTTATTAACATCTTTAGTCTCTACTAATTCAGAATTATGATAAAATTCTTCATCCCCTTTAGTTGAACGTTTTTGTACAACCCATTTATGATTAGGAGTGCATTTTATTTTAAATCCTGTCGCTTTACCAAAATTTACTAATGGAGCATTTTCATAATAATGTATGTGTAAAATAGGCTTCCATTCAAGTTCATCTGAATTCATATTATATGTTAGAATTTCATCTCCAACTATTAATTCATCTTTAAACCTCCATCCTTTTTTTGTTAAAGCTTGAGAATCTAATGGTACACATGGATAGACATCAAATTTTGCCTTTGCAGCAGCCTTTCCTCTTGCACACAATTTTGTTTCATTTATATTCATTTCTTCAGATTCTTTATAAGTAGTATAATGAGGTTTTTTATCTGTTCTTGGATTTTTTTCTGCAGCTCTCTTTTTTCTTACCATTGCTTGTTTTTCTTTCTTTGAAAAAGATGAAGCTACTTTTGGAGTTTTACTGTTTACTTTATGTTTAGGTCTACATTTAGGATAAGCACCTTTATCAGCATCACTTCTTCCACATTCAGGATGTTTACCATCTACTTTTCTTGAGACATCTACCCATTTCTCTTTGAACCATCTTTTTAATCCTGTGAGATTTTTTGATTCATTTATAGCTTCTTTTATGAAAGATTCAAAATCCATATATTTTATATATAAATATCTAATTTATTATATAAGTTTTAAACGTTTCAAAAGAACCATCAGGTTTCATTAGAAGTAAAAAATATAATCCACTTGAAATATGATTGGTTTCTAAAGAATGGTTATTAGAGATGATTTTTTCTTCTAAAATAACTACACCATTTAAACTAATCAATTTATATTTAGAATAATCTTTGATTTCTTTTAACCATAATATTCCATTTGAATGGTAAATTATTGTATCATTCTTCTTTTTTGTTTCAATGTTTATAACATGGAAAATCGTATAATTACCATCATTATCATATTGTTTCAATCGATAATAATTATTACCATTTTTAGGAGATTCATCTGTAAAACTATAAGTTAAATCGTATAGATAGCTTCCTTTAGCTTCTACAGTTCCAATTTCATTCCATTGAATTGCATCATAAGATTTTTCAATTACAAAATAATCCGCATTTATTTCATTTGCAGTCTCCCAAAATAAATCTACAGTATTTGAATTTTGTCTTCCATAGAAATCTAAAAGCTCAAGAGGTAAAAAACAGCCATCAATAAGTATATTTGTTTGTATTCTACTGCTTAAACACCCTGAATTATTAGACTGCACCCAATATGAAGTATTTTGAGTAAGTACAGGTGTTGTAAAAGAATTACCTGTTGCAATAGCTATTCCTCCTGATGATTGTTCAAACCATTCAAGTGTACCAATATTAGAATTGGCTGCTAAATTGATAAAATCCCCAAAACATATTGTGGTATCTATTGAATTAGGAATTGTTACTATTGGGTTGTTAGGTCTTTGAATCTGTTGAATTAATTCCATATCATCAATCCACCATTCTTCTCCTGCTGCATTTACTCTGCATAATAAATTGATTGCAATATTAGAAACTCCTGCAGGAATAATCAATTCTATTATAGAATAACCATCGCCTGTATTAGTTCTATTCCCACCTGCAACAGGACTAAATGTTTGTAATATCCCATTTGCAGTTTTTGAAGCAGTTGCATTAGTATTATAATCCCAATAGGCATTTCCAAAACCTGTAATTCTCATTTCTGAAACATAAGAAGTTCCACTATTAGTACTGAGTCTAACATCTACATAATCAGCTAAATCAGTTCCACTTGCACTTCCTGTTGAAGTTATTCTATAAGAACCCAACCTAAATCTAAAAATATGTTGAAAATTAGGATTTACTATAATATTCGGTAATACATAAGTATTTTGTTCAACAACTGAACTGCCAAGCCCTAATCCAATTATTGCTGCACTTGCATTAGGAGATACTGAAACATTTGTATAATATCCTGTATTAGCAGATGTACTCCATAATCCAAACCAAGTATATGTTTCTATATCATCATATACTAATAAACTATCGCATGTAGATTGAGAATAAACAATGTTGGATATGATTAATAATAATCCTAATAAATATTTTTTCATGAGAGTAAAAAGGGTTTCATATATAAATATAAATGAACAAAAAAAAAAGACCCCTAAATTTCTTTAGAGGTCTTTTAAATTTCAAATGAAATTTTGACTATCTCAATTCACGAGTGTCGAATGTAGGAATGTTATCTACAACAACTCTTGCGAAATAATGATTGTTAATGTAAGCAGTAGCGTAGCGAGTAGTGATACCTTTTACATTTGTGAAAGTATGAGGGTCAGTCAAAGTTGGAGTCAATTGAAGAGGTACATAAGGAGCATAGATGTATCCTGTGTCAAGGATAGATGTTCCTTTGTGACCAATCAAAATGTCACCTGCTTTTGCATATGGGTCAACATATACAGTGTAACGACCACTCAAAGTACCGATTCTACGCATACCCAAGTTGTATTTGTCATCATCCACGTTACCGTTAGAAACCATGAAGTTTTCAAGGTCATCGAACAATGCAGAAACCTCAGTAGAAACTACGATGAAGTTAGCACCGCCACGAAGAGTAGATTTGTGGATTTGAGCAGAAAGTTGGTTGATACGAGTGATAAGAGTTTGTTTCCACTCTTTCTCAGTGTATTTTTGAGAACCTTGGTATTTCCATCCCAAGAAGTCCCAACGAAGAGTCCAAGCTGCACCACGCTTCAATTCACGAAGAATTTCACGGTCGATTTCCATAGCGATTTGCTCAGAAAGAAGAGCAGTAAGTTCTGCTTCAGCATCAATGTTATGGTAAGCATTAACGTCTTGAGCAAGTTCAGGACTCCAACGAGCACGAAGTTTGCGAGGTTTAACAGTTACGTTGATTTTCTCAATTGTAAATGTTACTTCACCCATTTCTGTTTCGTATTCAAGGTCATCGTAACGTCTCCAAACGAAAGCGATATCTTCAGCAGCGAAAGTAGTACCTGATGCAGCACCGATGTAACCATCAAATGTAGGACAACCAACACAGTCAGGATTAGGTTGAGTCAAATCCAATTCAATGTAGAATGTACCATTAGGGTCACACCAATCAGACCAATGTACAAGTCTTTGACCATATTTCTGAGCTACTGAACGGAAAGGAATAACATCACCTGATTCAAAAATTACATTTCCGTTAGGGTCAAGAAGTGGAGCAGCATTTGCCCAAATAACTGTGAAAGAAGCAAGGAATTCTTGGTTATCGATTTCAAGACCTTTTCCACCACGACCACCCAAACGAGCTGTGTGACCTTTAGAAGTAGAAAGATTGCTATTGTCAAAACCTGTAACACCGAATTTAACGTGACGAAGTGAACCATCAGTTGCCAATACAGGAGTGTAAGTTGTCCAACAACCGTTTACATCCAAAGAAACTGCTTCACCTGTAGCTGTAACAACAGTGAATTTACCTTTAGAGAAATCATATGTACCATCATCATAGAAACGGTCATACAATGATTTGCAACCTGTGAAAGTGGTATCAGAACAGTTGTGACCGCTGATACATGCAGGAAGGTTAGCAATTTGTGAAGTGTGGCTTTGAACTTCAAAACCTGTAATAGGGTCAACAGTTACAACTCTATCAGAAATCTGAGGATAGTAGAAGAACAATGTTCCTGAAGGATGTGTCATCGCTTGTACAGATACGATATCGTTAGCAAGCAATTTAGAGAAAATTCTGCGAATCATAGGAAACGCAACTGTTTCAAAAGAACCGCTTGAAGAAGAATCAGTTTGCTCATTAAGAATCTTAGCTTGATTTTCGAAAAGCAAAGCGATATTGTCTTTTACGTGTCCTTTCAATCCTTGAAGCCAATTCACACCCTCTTTAAGGACTTGACCTCTTTCGTTGATAACTCGACCAACGTTTTCATAACGCTCCGTAATTTCTTGACGAAGTGAGCGTTCTCTATTGGTAGTAATATTACCAAGTTTGTTAGAAGAAATAATACTCATTTTTGTTTATTTTAATTTTTTGTTTACGTGTTTTTTTTTAAAGAGTAGATTTATAATTCATCAATCGCAAAATCTGTGCTTGCTCAGGGTCATTGACATAAGCTTTTTCTTCTTTTACAACTTTCTGTTTGTTAAAATCTACAGCTTCATTAATATTTACATTTAAAGTTTTCTTTTGAGTTCTTTTACCCAAAGATTCAGTCAGTATTTTGAAAGTCATTTCAGATTCTTTTAAAGTTTTAGCAGAATCAAATTCTTTCAAAATGGCAATTTTTTCTTGTTTTGTAGTTGAATGTTCAGTGAAAAGTCTTGAAACATATGCAAGATTACTGTTTACTAATGCAACCTGTTTAGTTTGCTCAATCATTGATTTCAAAGCAGCAATTGATTTTGCTTCATTCAATTTCAATTTTTTGTTCTCAGCAATCAATTGATTCAATTGATTTTTCAATCTACGATTTTCTGCAATAGGTTGAACTTTGAATTTTTGATTAGTTTTAGTGTCAGTCATTTCTGTTGGAACAAGCTCTTCTTCCAAACCTTCCATATCTTCCATTTCATCTAATTCAATTTCAAGAGTAACATCTTCATCTTCATATAAATCCTTTATTACATCAGAATCTTCATACAAATCCTTAATCTCCTCTTGCTTCATAGTCTTACCTTTCATTTCATTTTTCAACTCATCCATCATTTCCATAAGTACAGTTTCGTCAATTTCAAGTTCTACATCTTCATCTTCCATAGATGAATCCATGCCTTTTGACATTCCTTTTGAGCCACCTGAAACCTTAACATCGTATGTCGGTTGTTTAACAACTTGAATAACCACATCTTCATCAGAATCCTCAATGAACTTCATAACATCACTGATTTCTGCCTTAGTCATATCCATGACTTCTTCTTCATCATCTAAATCTGTGTCTTCATCGCCATACATATCTTCATCATCTGAATAGTCTTCTTCATCATCTGAATAATCTTCTTCATCATCTGAATAATCTTCTTCATCATCTGAATAGTCTTCTTCATCATCTGAATAATCTTCTTCAGAATAATCTTCATCTTCTTCAGAATAATCTTCGTCATCTTCTTCAGAATAATCTTCATCTTCATCTTCTTCAGAATAATCTTCATCTTCTTCAGAATAGTCTTCATCTTCTTCTTCTTCAGAATAATCTTCCTCCTCTTCTTCAGAAACTAATGGTTCACCTGTTTCAGCATCAACCTCTTCTTCAGAATAAAGTTTGTCCATTTCTTTCATCAAAGTCTCATCTCCTTCTTTAGGATTAAGTTCTTCTTCAGTTTCTTCTACTGCTTCTTGAATAAAGTTACGAACAGCAGAAGCCATAGTATTTTCGATTACTATTTTTTGATTATTATTAACACGTTTTTCAGTTACCTCATTTAACGTGCTTGCTTGAATTAGCAATTCTTCTAATAAATTTTTTGACATTGCTTTTTGTTTTATTTATAAATATTTTGTTATTTTGAAAAAATCCTAATTTTCTAAAATTTATCAAGAAAACTATTGAATATATTGTTTATTTTATTGACTTTTTGTGGACTTCTACCTTTTAACATGTAATCCCACATGTCTCCATCCTTTTTATATTTATTAAAATCTGCTTCAACATCATAACCTTTTACATCTAAACTTTCTTTAAAAGGTTCTGCTTTACTTTTATCTGAGAACACCCAAGAACCATTTGTACTTGGAGTTGTAACAAAGTCCCAACAAATCAATTCAAAATCATCTTGAACAATATTCTTTCCTCCTTTTGATTCTAAACTGCCGACACCACGACTTGAAACTCCATATTGGAAACCATGCATAATGTCATGAGCAACTTTATCTGCAGGATGAGAAATAACACCTGTTTCGATATATCCTTTGGTTATTGGCAAATAAATTTCACCCATTAAGTTTCTTCCTTCCCACCAAAGATTTGTTACTCTCATTGAAACCTCTTTAATTGAAATAATTGCGGAATCAGGATGGTCAGTATGACCTGCTGATGCTCCCATCTCAATAAGCTTCATATAATTCTCAGCTTCTCTTTTAAGCAATGCTTCAGGATAAATACGACCGTTTTTATTTTCAACTCCGTATTTTTGCATAACTCCATATAACTTAGTTCGAACAACTCCTTTTTCAGAGCCTTCTCTCATCTCCCTAAGAAAGTGAGTATTATCGCTTGGACTAATAAAGCCTGCATCATGTTCGATTAAAAGACCATAACCTGTCTTACCTTTAGAAAGTGGTTTCATTAACTATTTTAATAATAAATATCTGATAAATTAAAAAAACAATAAATATTACAAGTTGTAATACTTATTGCTCCTTTATTTATCGTTTATCCTGAGACATTTCAAAAATCTCATTAGAATCAAAATAGTTATTTAGGTAATTTAAATATGATTCTGTATCAATATCTTTTTCTTTTTTCATTAAAGTTATGTAGCATTTCATATAAGATTTTTTGCCATAACTTATTCCTGATACTCTCAAATCTAAATCTATAATGTATTCATCAATACTTAATCCTGATTTCAATTGAAAAGTCAACTGTTTTAAATCTTTTTCAATCTTTTTGACAATTGATTTATAATCTCTTTCTAAATTATCTTTTGGAGTTAACCAAGCTTCTAATTTTAAATTGTAACAATCTTCTGATATTTCGGTAATATTTCTGAATAACATTTTTTATTATTAATATATAATAAAATTTGTATTTTCCAAAATTATTTTGTATACTCAATCATAGATTCAGCCATTTTAATTAATTTTGGCTGTGGACTTACATCGCTTTTGTCAAAACGGTATGAATTATGAGTAAATACGCCTTTCCTTTTTTGGAAATCTGTTATATCTACATAACTTAATTCAGTTAAAATATTAAAAAGAATATTTTTATGAAATCCTTGCGAATTACTTGAGATTATTTCTACCATTTATTTTACATTAATTGTTTATTAAAATCATGAAGTCTTATCATATCGCTGATAAAAGTTTCTTCATTATAACTCATTGATGAAACAACATCTTTTGTTTCATACATTTTTACTTTTATACTATCATCATCTGCATTTGAAATATGTTTGCCAATCAAATTTATACAAGTAGATTTTGCTACTTCAAATAAATTGCCTCTCTCACTTTTTGGAGTAGATACAAATCCTTCTACAAGAACCTTATCAGCATCTTCTAAAACTTCAAAACTTTCACTTAATTTTTGAACAGTTTCTTTGAGATTTTTTTGTTTCAAATTAGATTCTAAAAGATTGTTACGAACATTGCTATATGCTTCGTTATATTCCATCAAATTAAATGGGCTCTTTTCTTCAAAAAGAATTTTTCCAATACTATTATAGATTTCTTCATCAGATTTAATAGCACTATTTATAGGAAATTTAATTTTAGAATAATTTATCTCCTTTGCAAATTGGATATTTTCGTTGATGAAGCTATCAACAGTTCCTTCTGAAACTTTACCTCTTTTTAAATTATCCACTATTACATATAGCTTAGACAATTCTTTATTTGATTTAATTTCATTAAGAATAGTTGATGTTGTTTTTTTATCATTTTTATCATAAGATTCTTTCAAAATTGATTCAAATCCCTGAACAATAAGTGCGTAATTCTTCATGTTTTTTTTATTATAAATATATGTTTTATTTCATTTTTTTCATCATTTCTAAAATTCTTTCCAATTCATCATCATTTTCCATAATCAATTTATCTTTCTTATGATTTAAAAATGATTCTGCAACTTCAGGAGCAGGGGCTTCAGGTGCAGGTGTTTCAGCAGGAGCTTCAGGTGCAGGCGTTTCTGCTGCAGGTGCTTCAGGTGCTGCACCTGTTTCCATAGGAGCACCTGTTTCCATAGGAGCACCTGTTTCAGCAGGAGCACCTGTTTCCATTCCACCGCCCATTTCTAATGCGCCTGTAGGAGTGAAGTTACCTCCACCTCCTCCACCGCCACCCATGTCGGAACTCATAGTTTCTCCTGTTGGAGCAGCAGGGGCATCACCTGTAGTTTCTATTCCATATAATTTCAATATGCCATCAAAAAGTGTTGAAGATTTGACTTTTGTTGCAGCAGTTTTCATTTCTTCAGCAGCTACAGATTCCATAAATTGCTGTTCAAGATTCAATTTAACTTCATCATCAGTCATACCTAATATTCTTTTCATAGCCATAGTTACAGATAAGGCAGAAATACCTTTTCCTGCATCTGCAACCGCATCTTTGAAAGAATTTATTTTGGCTGCAAATTGCTCAGTTCTCATCACCTCAGATTGAACTGATGGATTATTCAAAGACAATTCAAAATTATGCAATTCATCATCTAACCCTAAAAGTGTCAAATGAACCATTGCAATTTTATTCAATTCTTGAAGAGCTGCCTGCTGAATACGATTTATTTTTCTTGCAAAACGAACATCTGCCATAGCTAAATTCTTTCCTTCACCTGCAGCAGCATCATATTGCAAAAATGGTTTAGGAATACCAAGAGCAGCAAATAATTGATTCAAATCGTATTCAATATCCGCAATTTGGTCAATATTGGATGCACCTGCCAAAGTATCAATTTTCGTACCTTCATTTGCATCTCTTATAGGAATAAAATAATCTTGGTCATATCCCATCACATTATATTTCAAATCCTCTTGACCTGTATATTCATCAATATGTCTTTTACGCTTAAATCTGCTTGCAATATCCTCAATATAAGCTTGAACATCATTAGGGTCTATATTACCTACATTGATATAATAAACTCTTCTATCGATTGCTCTCAAAAGTCTTATAGTTCTCATGGCATCTTCCACAAGAAGCAAGTTTTTCCATATTCTTCTTGCTTTCTCTAAAACAGAAACTCCATAAGGAAGTCTTCTATCATCTATAAGAAGTCTGAAATGTGCAATCTGCCAATATTTGAACTCAGCAATATCTGTAGATTTCCAACGGAAAATTACTTCATCCTCATGATTTTTTAATGTAGCCTTATTTCTTGCATTCGTAGTACCTTCAACTCTTTCAACTTCAATATTGGCTAATTGTCTTGTTCCTACAATGCCCATTTCATCGTCAATTTGCAAATACACGAAGTTATCACCATACTTACAAAGATTTCGTATCCACATTGGAAGTACTGTATGAATATTTAACCTATTGTAAAACAACTCTTTAAGTTCATCTTGAACTCTTTTACTTTCAGAATAAATATTTAAAATCTTACCTTCAGCATTTACAGTCGTACATTCTTCCATCAAAATATCTAAAGCTTGACCTATAATAGGATAATACTCCATCAAATCATAATCTAAATAAGCAGGATATCTCTGAGTTTCATATAACAAAGATTTCTCTTGAATATGAGTTTTAACCTTCTGCCATTGCCCACTTAAAAATTTAGTCTGTTGTTTTTCAAGCTTTTTTGTTTCATAATCCTTTTTATCCTTAGTAGTATAAATCGTTTTATTAGGATTCTGTGCTGCTGCTTTATCATCAACATAAGGATTATCCTTCAAAAAGCTTTGGGTTAACTTTTTATATTTTGTTATTATAGGCTGATTCCCTTCCATTATTTGTTTTATATTAATATATTATTTTTATCTGAAAAGCCAACTATGTTCACCTGTAGGGTCTTGTTCAGATTTATAAATAAATTTACCATCTTTTCTATTTTTTACATCTGAAGGAGTAATAATTGGTTTATTATTATTTACAATTTCTCTTTTAACTCTTACTCCACCATTACCAAGTACATTCAAAATACTTTTTCTTGATTGAGTTGCTTTTTCTAAACTCTTAAAATCTGTTTCCAATACCCAAAGTGCAAGTGCAGCAGCAAATATTAAGTCATCATTAAATCCTGATGTATGGTCAGGTCTTCCATTTACCCAAATGAAAGTTTCTAATTCTGCAGTAAATCTTTTAGACCTTATTTTGAATTCATTAGATTCAATTACATTTGTCAATTTCCCTATAATTTGAGGTCTTTTTGAACTTATTTTATAACCTGCAACTAACTTATTATCATTATAAGTCAATACAGGTTTTTTCTTCATAAATTCAACAGTTCCTTTGGAATAATATAAATGTTTATATTCAAATTCTTGTAATTTTAAAATACAGTTATCACCGTATCCCCCTGTAGTATCTATAATTGTCAATGCGGAAAACATATTACCCCATTTGAAAACAATTTCTGCAAGATGTTCAGGTCTTACTTTACCTTTAAATTCTAAAACTTGATTTCCTGTGACAGTATCAATAATAACAATAGCAGAATAGTCATCAGCATTACCACTACTAACATCCACTCCCATCATATATTCATGTCCTTCTATTGGATATTCAAACAACCATAGTCTATCTTCCATCTCATGTTTTTCAATAGGTTCTTGAACATTAAACCTTTCATGATATTCAATCCAT